CCGGGGCCAGCTTCTAGTTCTTCCTCATGGGGGCCCAGCGCGTCTTTGTAGACGCCGAGATCTTTAGCTATATCTGGGCGAGCAATTGTGCCGGGTATTTTATAATCTACGCCGACTGTGTCTTTGATCTGTTCCTCAGTGACCCTCCCAGGGTTTATAGAAACAGCATCTGCTACGTTGTTTGGGTTTTTGCGAGCTTGCACACCTATAGGAAAGCGAGATCCAGCAAACAACACATCCACGACTTGGGCATAAGCAGCCAGTACTTTTGTCTTTGTGATCTTAACAAAAGCTTTGGACTTTTCTGTATCGGTGAACTGTACATCTGAGCTATAAATTCCACGGTAGTTTTGGTAGCCTAGCGTCCAACGCTCTTCATCCATTCTACGGTGATCTTTGGCGTCTTTGTAGGCAGAACCTATATAGGAAATTAGCCCACGGTATTCTTGGTTTTCTGTCTCAGGATTACCGTCCTCATCCAAGGATACAACCTGATCTGTATCGACCTGATCATCGCTTGGGCTAATTGTGGGTTTGTCCATAAGGGCCATATTAATATCCAAATACTGAATCTGAGGGGCGGTAGACGGGCTTTGGTACACCTCTGCCCATGTCGAAAGGACTTAGAGATCTAGGGCGGCTCATAATGCCGTAGCGAACACTGTCGTAGGTGTGGTCTGATCTGTACCTTGCATCGATGTCATCACTGCCCTTTGGGCAAGACGGGATCACGGGGAGGTCTGCAATTATCTGTCTGCAATTATCAAAGAACACGATACCGGGCATTTCTGTGTCGGGGTCTACTTTTAGCACTTCATGGAAGCGGTTCTTACCAGAGACCCGAGCGCCAGCGGTGCGGTCACTGGGTCTCCATCTACAACCTATCGAGATCATCTCTTCAGCTATTGATGGGCCGATCTGTCCGCGATTATGCCAACAGGAGCTATCTAAAATACCGTAAGCCATCTTCTCGCCATACTCGGCTTCCATCACCGCTTTAGCTAAGTCCTTGCCAGTGTGCTTGGAGAGGTAAAGCTCTCGGTAAACTATGAGCGTCTCGAAGGATGGGTCTATCGCAAACCAATGAACTGCGCTGAAACTAGAGTAGCCGTAATCACATGACCTAAATCTGCGCCAATCGTGGGGGATATCAAACGGCTCCACAACGTGAACATTCTGCCGAAACTCTGGGAAAGCAGCTCCATCAGCAACTCCCCAATCTCCTTCAAGAAGTTGTCTGCGCTGGTTCTCTGGGAGAGATAATAGGTTGGCTTCATATTGTCCGCCTTCGACTAAATACGGATTGTCTTGCAAACTGGCCGGGATAAATCGTCTGTAGAAAAGGGGCTGTCCTGCCTTTTCATGTTTGGGCGGATAAATCAGATCCTTGCCAGTTTCTATGTCAGTGGCAATGAAAGACTTATTTTTGGGTGCGGGATCAATAAACATCCGCTTCACCCATCCATGTCCGGGGCCACCCGGGTTGGTTGTGGCACGGATAAATATGGGTAGATCAGGATCCGTGGTCCGTAATCGAGAGCGCATGTAATTAAATACATATGGGCTAGGGTGCTGCGTGAGCTCATCGAAAGCTATGTAGCTAAAAGCCTGACCTTGATAACGTAGAACATCATCGTCTCGCTCAAGGTAGGTCATCCACATCTTAGCCCCACTAGGAAATACCCACTGGGACTTTTTCTCCATCCACTTCGCCCCGGGATACGCTTGGGGATAAAGCTCTTGGGATTTGTATATAAGCTCTCTTAGCTCGTCATTGGTGCGGCGGAGAATAAGACCACTAAAGTTCTTGTTTCCAAAGTACCTTAAGGGGTCTGCAAGTAGCCCGTAGCTTTTACCTCCCCCGGCGCTTCCTCCATAGAGAACCTCGCGTTCCATAGCGGCAAGGAACTCTGTTTGTGGACCCGCATTAGGTGTAAAAACCACCTCACGCTCACTTGGAGCTGCCTCGAAATCTAGTGTGTCCGAAAGCGTTGGAGGCGCGGGGAGGTCGCTGTGTATCGGCTGTGCGACATCCTCTGGGGACTCTTTTTTTTTGTAGTCTACCCAGTTAGCGAGCTTCTTCTCTTGCATGGTCAGAGTGCGTTTTGCATCTGCAGCCTTGCGTTTAACTTTAGCTTTAGCCTTCTCAGGACCAGTTTTAGGGGCGTACTTCTTGCGCTGCTTACGCTGAGACTTTTCCCGAGCGTTTTTAGGGTCAGTTCCCCGGCGGTCTTTCCAGATCAGATTAATGCCTTGGTGGCTAATCTTCTGCCCAGTTTTCTCTGTAAGGTAGGCAGCGGTCTCTCGCAGAGAGCCCTTAGCGTCTATAAAATCCAATGCCTCTTTAATGAACGGCATAAAGAAAGGATCAGGAACTAGAACCAGAGGGTCATCTTCGGATGGCATGTAGCCGAAGGCTATACGGGCAGTCTTATTAGCCCGGTATTTAATTGGGAAATCAGGATCACTCATTTTGTTTTGGAGGTAAGATAAACAAACCGCCTTCAGCTCCTGTAATCTCCAGCGTCTCTTTCTTCACAACGCCAGATCGATCTAAGATCTCTTTAGATGCGGCCACTAAGTTACGGGCTCCAAGAACATTAGGATCCTGTAATAGACCGACCATGCTAGCAGCTGCTTTGGGAGCGTTCACCGCCAGCATCATAGATGCTGCAGCAATCACATCGTCCTGTATCGGGCGTATAACTTCTCTAATACCAGTGGTCTCGGAATACCCAGCCATAGTCATTGCTGTGCGGAGATCCCCATTGGCCTCGCCAGTGAGCTTATCAAGGAATAGCTCCTGTCGCTCTGTGAGCGCCTTTTTCTTCTTTTCCATAGGTTACCTTAAATATACAAATATTAAGCCCACAGCCCCGGTCATAACGATCCAAAACAATCGTTCAGCGAAGGCTATGGTTTGACCGCGCTTGATGCTGGTTTGCTCAAGCTGATCCATACGTTGGTCTAATTTATTGAAGGTCTCATCGGCACGATCAAGTCGCTTGAAAAGCGATATCAGCCGCTCCTCCATCCGAGCCATCTGGACAATTGCTTCGGATAAAGTATCCAACTTGTCCTCGATACGCTTCAATCGCGCATCAGTCATTTCTTTTTAGCCTTGTTCTTTGCAGAATTAGGCCATCCAGCCTTCATGTCCTTGTAGGCTTTGGGGGACACGGTGCTTTTCTTTTTTGGCCGTGAAGTCCCCGCTTTTTTACGGGCGTTCATATTTTTTACTAGTGACATTACTTCCGCCTCGACTTCTTACCGCTACATTTCCATTTAGCCCTAGATAACCGTAGTGGGCTATTTGGGTCTTTAGCTGCTTTAGGATGTTTCTTCATCTGCCCGTGTGAACGGGCGCAGTAGCTGTCTCCCCGCTTAGTCCCGGGAGCAATGCTGTAGCCCTTAGCCCCATATCGAACAGTCTTCTTGCGGCCTGTTTTGGGGTTTTTAACAACCTTAGAATACTTCTTAGCAGTAGCCACAATTACACCACCAAGTTAACCATCTTACCGAGGGACACCCTCGGCACTAGGCGGGAAAAGCGGTCATATGTAAGGTCGTATGCTGTCGGCGGTACAACCGCCGGGATAAGGTTCTTATTGTGACCAAGTGCTATAGGGATATTGGCTGGCTGCGTTTGCCGAAATGCTGGTGGGCGGTACATCGAGGATATATTTGTTACGTCAGAAGCCATCCGATATACCTTTCATGATATCCTTGATTGAAATCTTGGCTTTAGCATTCGGCGTATAACGGCATTGGAACTGGCGAGGACACTCTGTGAAACTGCGCTGTGCATAGTGGTATGCTATAGTTCCGTTGGCCCCTCGATAGATGCAAACCTTGCCATCTACGCCCTCTGTACGCTTCCATAAGCTGCAGGTAACGTATTCCGGGGTAACCAAAGATCCGATAAGGATAAGCGGAATAATCGCGTTCATATTGCTAGCATCAGGAGGTATACACCTCCCCCCAGCACACTGATAATTCCTAGAGATAATCCGCCTACAGCAGCGTTGTTAGCTATCTGTCTTTTAGTCTCTATCCGAGCGTGTTCTTGCTGTCTTCGCTCTTCGCGCATCTTCTTACGCATATCGGAGAGCTCGGTGTATGTACCATGACCCCACTTCATGTCCAAAAGGAATTTTATCTCTTTTTCTCTGGCTAAAAGTGTTTTCTTATGCATTAGGATCTTAATAGATTCAGCATCTATATTGTCCGTACCTGCAGACATCTTTTCAAGGAACGTAGGCTGATTTCTTTGGCGCTCAGCTGCATTTACATCTGCACAGGCACCATACCAATCCCCCAAAGTTTTT